GAGGATTTTCAACAATGCCAAATCTAGAAATTTGATTCCCTACAATAAAGTCTGGATTTTCTGTGCTATTTTCAATTCTAGTGTAGAAGAGGACATTTGATGCTCCGAGTTCATTGTAAACATCAAAACCATGCCCACCTTTGGGAGGAATAATTACATCAAATACTGGTGAAGTATCTTGAATAGTAACTCCTCTTGATTCCAAATCAAGAGTACCAAAAGTATAACCAGAACCTCCTTTTGAAATAACAACTGTTTCTACTTTTTGGTCACTATTTAAAATAACAGTAGCAAAAGCACCAGTTCCATCACCTTTAATTGGAACATTAGTAATAGTGTTTCCAGAAGTGAAGTTTACTCCAACACCTCTATTTTTTATTTTTACAATTTTCAATTGTCCACTAGATGTGGCATGATTTCTAACTGCTTGAGTATCTGTATTTGTTGCCCAATTTTTGGGAGTAGGCATGTAAAATACAGTGTCAAATTTCACCAAATCTTTTGGTTTAATTGTATAAAGATATTTCCAAACATATCCATCACCACTATTACCTGCTTTTCTTGGTTCTAATGCAACAAAAGTAGGTTGATCTAAGGACTGATTACCTTTGAAATCATTTTCTGGAGATGCTCCATTATCAAGACAAATATAAACATTCAAATCTTCATTAATCACATAATAATTTGAAGAATAAAGACTTGTTGCTCCAGATTGGGGAGAAATATTTGAGGAAGTAATGTCATGGCGATACATGTCATAAATCGTTCCAGACTCCCATTCATTCTTTTTAACAACCTGAGATGTATCTTCTGGTAGAATTTTTGACAATCCTATCATACTATCCCAATAATCATTCTCTTGGTCGAAAGAATCTTTAGGTGCTGGTGGAGCAACGTCCCAATCTGAAGCATATTCAGTAGCATTTGGCAATCCAATAAAAGCATAATAAGAATTTTCAGTCTGATCAGTAACTTTAGACACAAAGTTACTAGCATTCAATATTCTTAATTGATCAGTTATAATTGCCGACATTTTTGTAGATTTTTTATTTATTTATGAGAAATAAAGATCATTCTTTAATGGTTTATATCTCTGAACAATTGGAGATGTTTCAATTCCAGAAATTCCGTTTTGATAAACATCAAATTGTTTTGCATCAGGTCTAATCAAATTGCTAATTCTACCCCAACTGTAATCACCATAATAATATGTTTGTCCCAAACTTACTAGACCATTGTAATCAGATACGCTTACAACTACTTGTGCAATAGATGTAGTTCCTACTCCAGTAACTGTAGTTTGTGCAATAGAAACTTGTGATACTCTATAAACATTATCTATGAATGTAGATCCAACTCCAATAATTTCATCATTTTCATCGAGTGAAGTTAATCCATAACCAACATTACTATTTCTAATAGTGAAGTAGTATCCAGTCTGAATCCCACTTATAGAAGTAGATGCAGAACCCGTTATTTCAGAATCTATAATAAATGAGTTTTCTGGGATAAACAAATCAAAGATTATTCCAGTATTTACTCCAACAATAGAAGTAGTTGCAATTCCAGTAACAATACCAAAGTCTCCTTCATACTCCACTTTATCAATAGTTTCAAAAGTTCTTTCTGGGAACTCTACAAGGACTGATGGTGGTGTAGATGATGTATAACCAGAACCAGAATTTGTAAGACTTATTCCAGAAACTGAAGAACCAGATAATGTTGCAGTAGCAGTAGCAGTTGTTCCAACTCCAACTGGAGATGAAATTGTAACTGAAGGTGTTGTACTGTAACCAATACCACCTTCGTTGATTTCTATAGAAGTTATCGTTCCTGCCGAAGATACTACAGCAGTAGCTGCACACGAAACCAAATTATCTTGATTGAAGATTTTAATGGTTTTAAAGGAGTCATCAATTGTACCAAGTTCATCAAAACTATCAAAGAAAGTCTTTAAGTTATCGACAAACAATACATTATCGGAAACAGAAAGATCTTTTATCAAGTATGCAGAAGGGTTTATACTTGGTGATAAAGAAGATCTTGCCTTAGAAACTAAGAATCCTCTAGAAGAACTTGCAGATCCAACAAATGATGCTGAAGACAAGAATAAATCGTTTCTTTGCTTACACCAAATTGCATTTCTGAGAAGATTTTCATCATCTGAAATTCCCCTACCAGAATAAACATTAGTTCTAACAGCATCTGATGAAATAATTTCATTGACAACTCTAGATTTTTCTTTTAAATTTTGATCATCAGAATCCAATCTAAGGGTATCGCCAACTTTCACAGTTTCTAAAATATCAACATCTCTAACATCAATCTCATTAGTACCTTCATAGAATAAAATCTTAGAAGTAGTTACATTAGTCAGTTTTGATGTTCTATCATCAAAAGATTGAGGTGCTTCTATGAACTCAATTACACTACCTCCATTGAAGATGTAAGATTCACCTGGAACTTGAAGAATGTCATTGATAGTAATAATAAAGTTGTTTGCAAGATTTAGATTGGATCCTGGTTTTGCTTCGAATGAAGTTTGTTTCCCATCAATTTTAAGAGGGAAGAACCTTCTATTGCCATTAATCAAATCATCAATCGGGTCAATAGAAATTATCTTACCAAAATGCCAAGAAGCAATTTCATCTTCATATGTTTCTTCAATAGAGATTTGGAATTCTTGGAATGATAATGAAGAATCTGTTGGAATTCCTTCTAGTCCATTAATAGGAACAGTAAGAATGTCATCTTTTTTGTATGAATACCCATAATTTTGTATTTCGAAGTTGAGAACACTACTATCCAAACTTACTTGAATGTCGATAGTTGCCTGTGTACCAATGCCTGCTTGTGGAGTAGATGAACTATAAATCAGAGGTATATTTGAGTATGCTAATGGAGCATCAAACACTACTGTTGGAGGCATAGATGCTATGAAACCACCTACACTTTCTGTAATGTCTACAGAAATAATATTACCATTGTTGACGACGGCAGTTCCAATAAACTGAACAGTGGGAATTTCAGAAATTTCAGTAGTAACACCAACATTTACTGTTTGAATTCCTGCTCTGTAACCAGATCCACTATTTCCAATACTTACAGAAGAAACTGTTCCAAGACCAGAAATGATGGCAGTGCCACCAGCAGAAACTAATGGTTGATATCCAAATCCAGCAGAAGAACCAACAGAAACAATAATACCACCTCTAGGTATGCTAGATGTATTAACATCATAATCTGCTTGTACAGGGTCTCCTGTAAAGGTTACAGAGGTTATTCCTGCAGACTCTACAAGGTCATAAGAACCTTGAATTGGAATAACACTGTCTCTAGCAGGTTGTTGAAGAACACTTCTAATCAAAGTAACTCCATTATTAGTAGAAATTCCTACAATATCTTGTCCATCAGATTGAATGGTAAAGGTATCATCAATTCCATTAAATTGATCAGAAACGGAATCAAAGATGTAGTTATTGATGTAAGGAGTTATTCCAGTTCCTTCCACTCCCGATTTTAAGAAAATTCTCCCACTAAATGTCGAAGAAGTTTTTATGGAATTGAAATCAACTTCTTCTGGGTCAGATGGGTTTTCATTAGGAACTTCTCCCTTAGGTGCCTCTGCAAAATAAATTGTATTATCTACAATGTTATAATTTGCCTGAACTTTTCTAATAATAGTTCCAAGTAAATGATTGTCAACTACTGTTCCAAATTGATTTCTTGTAACTAAAAGATTATTTGTAATGTTTTGATAGTTTACAACATTTATTTGGACAATCTCATCATTGATCTTCAAATAATCTCCACTATTCAACTCTAATGCATTATCTACAGGAACAATGTTATTAATAGTTGTTACATCTGCTGTAAGCAATGCAGTTTTTGCAGTAGACACTACTGGAGATTGAATTACATTATCAATAGAAACTAATGATTTAGTATTTTGTTTAAGTGAATTAAACTGATGATTTGTTCCTACTCCAGTATTTGTAATGTCTAGGTACACAGGAGGAACTGTTAATGCATCAGTTGCAGAACCAGAAACTCTAATACTTAAATCATTAATCTTGACGACGTAAACTGATGATGGAAGAATGTCAGTAGAACCTATCCCAGGAATAGTTGTTGTTGCTATTCCTACTGGAGAACCGAATTCTCCTCCCTGATTGTATACAACCTCTTCCCCGGTAGTAAAGAAGTGATTTGGAACTGAGAATGTATCTTCGTTCAAATTGACATAATCTGTGCTTGACCCATCAAAGATTTTTTTGAAAATTGGATTATCTTGATGAGTGAGATTGAAAGACTTTTTAACATCATTAAGAGTTCCAGTATATAATCCAAAATCCTGCTCAATTTCAGTTTTTCCTGATTCGATTCCAATAAAATCATATTGCTGAGCATTTCCAAAAACAAACTTAAACAACCTTATTTCATAATCAATGTCAGCATCTGGAGTAAAGAACAATACAACTTTTTCAGATGCACCAGAACCAATAGTTCCAGTTGATAAAATTCCCAAATTAGAACCAGTATTTACAATACCATACTCTACTTGATCGGATGTATCTAAAGTTGGGTTGAATAGAGATACAACTTCACTAAATTGGTATTGATTATTTGTAGAATCTTCAATAGAAACTGCGTAGTATGCTGAATTGTAATTACTTCCAGCAAAAGAAGAAATTGCTACTGTAGATGGAGATGGTGAAGAAGAGATTGCAATGTATTCGGATTCGATGTAATTTTGCAACATTGCATTTGTTGCCACTCCAGTTGCAGATGTATTTGCAATTCCAATAGACAATGAATTTATTGTATATGTGGAAGCAGTAGATACATTTGGTGTAAATGAAACTATCAGATCTGAACCCGAAATAGAAGCATCAAATGTTCCTATTCCAGTTCCATACGAAGATGAGAAATTTGTCTCCAAACTTGCATAATCTGTGATGTATACATTAGTATCATCGTGGATAATGTTTATCTCTACAGATTCATATTCATTATTATCAGTATCGCAAATTAGAGTGTGAAGTTTCAATGCTCTATAAGTGCTTCCAATAGAAACAATTGTAGAAATTCCTGATGTTCCTTGTGGTAAAGTTGTTTTGTGAGTATCTAAAGATACAACATCACCTAAAGATAATGTTCCAATTCCAGAAATAGTTTCATCCAAATTAAAACTACATACGTTCAAGTTGTAATTATTGATAGCAAAATTATCTGGATAGAAAAGCAATTCTAAGTTTTCCGAAACAATTCTAGCATCAAAATAACCTAGATCATCTTTAGAATAAACTTTTGCATATTGATTTGCATAAACAAACAAATCATCATGAATTACAGAAACTATGTTAAACATAGATTCATCAGAAAATAACTGATCTCTTGCAGAAACAAAATACTTCACATAACGAACGTCAGTAAAGGGTTTTTTGTTAACTACTGTAAATGGTTCAGATCTTGGGTTACTATTGAAAAACTCTGAAATATCATCAATATCAAGAACTCTATTTCCAGAAGATTCTTTATAATTTTGAATTACTCTGGAATTAAAGATAATTTGATTTGATGTGGTTAAATCTCCAATTGTAAATAAGTTTTCTCTAGCTAAATCAAAATTGAATACACAATCTAAATCAATAACAGAATCTAAATTCTGAATCGCTCCTATAAATCCAAAATTTTGATCCGTAGAGATTCCACTATTAACATCAGGAGATGATGGAATTTCTAAAGTAGAGAACTTCTTAAATCCAGCGGTATGATTCAAAGAAGAAACTGGGTCATTCCAAGTTTCTAAAGGAATTTCTGATTTAACAACATATGAAAAATACTGATAGTAATCATTATCATGTATTCTTTGGAAAGTGTCATTTAAAAATCCCTTCTCAAATTTCCATCCCTTTCTTCTATCTGAAGAATCGGAAATTTTATAGTAACCGTTTGACTCTACTAAGTTTTTAATAACAGACTTAGTTCCACTTGTTTCTCCAATTAAAG